CGGTGTAGCTAGAAAAGGTAGAACAAAGGGCAGGATGGTTTAAACATGAGTGCAGAAGCAATCAACCAACTTTATATTGATGTATATGGAAGACCAGCTTCGCAGGAAGAAATATCTTATCATGCCAATCGTTTTGGTTCTGAGCTAGACGAAATAGAAAGTCAAGCCTTACGAGGAGAGATGACTTCTGTTCCGGGTTATACCCCAAGATTGACAGAGTTTACTGAAGCACAAAAAAAAGTAACGGCGGAGGCGGGTGACGATGGGACTCCACCCTCCCAACCTCCAGACGCGCCCGCTGAAGCCTCTGACCCTGTTTATCAAACATATAGACAAGTTTTGGCAAGAGACCCTGAGCAAGCTGGATTAGATTATTACAGAAATGTAAGACCAGATTTAATTAGAGACCCAAGAGCTTTTAGACAAGCCGCAATCCAAGGAGGAGAATTCGGAGGCAGGTTAAGAGATTTGTATAGACAAAACATGGGATATGACCCATCTCAACAATCTTTTCAACAATTAATGTCATCAGGCACAAACCTTAATCCTTACGAATTAAGAGGAGCGATAGCTAGACAAAATATAGCTATGAGACCCAGATACGCTGACTATGGATACAATCCATACTCTCAAAACTTTATGAATCAGTACCAACCTCAACCCATGCAGTATCAACCTCCTACACCGCCAATGCCATATCAACCTTTTGGAATCGGTGGCAAAGGAGGACAGCCAATGCGACAACCTGCCCCAATGGGAGGTGGCAAAGGAGGAGGGCCGGGTGGTACAATAGGAATGGGAACCGCATCAGCGGGAATAGGTGGAAAAAGATAAAGGAGAGTCAAATGTCTGTTAAGAAAAAAACGACTAAGAAAAAAAAGGGTGCAACTCCAACGAATCCAGCTTTATACGCTAGAGTCAAAGCTGAAGCAAAGCGTAAATTTGATGTTTACCCATCAGCTTATGCTAATGGTTGGTTAGTCAAAACGTATAAGGCACGGGGTGGAGGATATAGATAGTGTCTCTTAAAGAATGGTTTGGTAAAGGTAAAAAAGGTGACTGGGTTGATATAGGTGCGCCTAAAAAAAAAGGAAAATACCAAGCCTGTGGACGCAAATCAACGAAGACCAGCAAACGTGGTTATCCGAAATGCGTCCCAAGAGCAAAAGCAAAAACAATGACATCTTCACAAATAAAATCAGCAGTTCAGAGAAAAAGAGCGGCTGGGAATCCGGGAGGTAAACCAACAAATGTTAAAACCATCCTCAAAGCCAAGAATACCAAGAAAAAAAGGACAACCCGCAAGGTCTAAAAAACACTCCGATTTATATACGGATGAAAACCCAAAGGGTACAATAAAAGGATTAAAGTTTGCGACAAAAGAAGATGCAGTAAGAAGTATAAGCAAGATTAGAAATAGTGGTAGGTCTAAAGCTCACAAGATACAAGCCGCTATAGCAATGGAACAAAGAGCCAGAGTCATGGGTAAAAGAGATGCCGCTGGAGTGTATAGAAAATATATAAATAGTGTTAAAAAGAAATGACTACAACAGGTACAACAAGTTTTACACCAGATGTTAACGAGATAATAGAAGAAGCCTTTGAAAGATGTGGGGTAGAAGCTAGAACCGGTTATCATTTTAGAACAGCTAGAAGGTCGCTTAATTTATTAACAATTGAATGGGCAAATCGCGGTGTAAACTTATGGACTATAGAAGAGGGCTCAGTGTCATTAAGCCCCGGTACCATCTCTTACAACTTACCATCAGACACGATAGATTTATTAGAGCATGTAATTAGAACTGGGACAGGTTCTACTCAACAAGATTTAAGCGTAACTAGAATAAGTGTATCTACATACGCAACCATTCCCAATAAAAACGCAACCGGCAGGCCAATACAAGTTTATATAGATAGAAGGTCAGGAGCAACAGAACCATCTGGCAGTGTTCCTCCACAAATTAATTTATATCCAGCGCCTGATTCCTCCGAAGATTACACATTTGTATATTGGAGACTAAAAAGAATTGATGACGCTGGCAACGGAGTAAATACGCAAGCTATTCCATTTAGGTTTTATAACTGTTTAATCTCTGGATTAGCGTACTATTTATCTGTTAAAATACCGGGAGCAGAAGGAAGAGTTGCACCTTTAAAGCAAGACTATGAAGAACAATGGAAACTTGCTTCAGAGGAGGACAGAGAAAAAGCTTCTATTAGGGTCGTCCCTACTAGTTCATTCTCTGCGAGGTAGATGGGCAGAGCTTATGCTTCTGGTAAACACGCTATTGCAGAATGCGATAGGTGCGGATTTCGTTTTAAATTAAAACAGTTAAGGCAGTTAACGATTAAAACAAAAAAGGTAAATATTCTTGTTTGCCCTGATTGTTTTGAACCAGACCAGCCTCAACTGCAAGTTGGGATGAAACCTATTGACGACCCACAAGCTTTAAGGAATCCAAGGCCAGATTTAAATGCCAATCCTTTATCAAAAGCCAGAAACACTCAATTTGGTTTTAATCCAGTTGGATTACAAGACCCTTTTAGTCTTGGGTATCCTAATAATTTAGTTGCAGATGGAAATGTAGGTAACGTAACAGTTACCACGGAATAGGAGAAGTTATGAAAATTATAAAACAACCAAAAAGTGTTCCGGTACCGCAATCTAGCGGATATCCTAACGATGTTAGAAAAACACAAACACTAAAAACTAGAGGGACAGGAGCCGCTACAAGAGGTTTAAATTACTCTTCTGGCGCTATAGATGTATCTCATTCTTTGAGTTACAGATTTTTACCAAGTCTAAAAAAAGCTGTTTCTAACGGGTCAAAGGGTAAATGAATTACACTGAGCTTTTCGAGACAATAAAAGGATATTGCGAAAACGATTTTCCTGATACTTCTTTTGCTGACACAAGTGGTTCAACGGCCACATTTACCAGTCAAGAACAAATCAATACTTTTATTCGACAAGCTGAAAGAAGAATATTTAATGCTGTACAGATTCTTGACTTAAGAAAAAATGTAACAGGTAACATAACATCTGGTAATCAATACCTGACGGTTCCGTCAGACTGGTTAGCTAATTTTTCTGTAGCTGTAATTGATTCTACAGGAGCATATTCTTATCTTTTAAATAAGGACGTTAACTTCATTAGAGAATCTTTTCCAGACCCAACAGCGACTGGAAAACCTACTCATTATGCACTGTTTGATAACAATTCATATATATTAGGGCCAACTCCAAATCAAAACTATACAGCGGAATTACATTATTACTACTATCCAGAATCAATTGTTACAGCGAACACATCATGGCTAGGAGATAATTATGATTCAGTTCTTTTGTATGGTTCTTTGCTAGAGGCTCAGGTATTTATGAAAGGTGAGCCAGATGTATATAACGTTTATAAAGAAAGATATGCAGAATCCTTGGCTGGTCTTAAGCAATTAAGTGAAGGTAAAAACAGACAAGATATGTACAGAAACGAACAAGCGAGGTATCCAGTAAGATGATTGGGAATGGTACATCAGTATTGTTAGGTGGCGGGGTAAAAGTTATGACAACCTCTGGCAGAGGATTTACACCAGAAGAAGTTGCAGAAAGAGCTTTAGATAAAATAATAGCTGTTGGAAGTAACTCGCATCCAGCGGTTAGAGCGCAAGCTGAGGCTTTTAAGAAAGATATCAAGAAAGTTTTAGTTACATATATGAAAGAAATGGTGAGAAGTCACAATGTGACTCTGACCCATAGATTCAGGGAGATGGGACACTCTGAATTAATTAAACTATTAGAGGAGTAGAAAATGGCAATTACACAAGCAATGTGTACATCTTTTAAAACCCAAGCATTATTAGGGGTGCATGATTTTAGACCTGATGCTTCAGCTACCTCAGATGTGTTTAAACTTGCTTTGTACTCAGCGGGAGCAACATTGAGCGCTGGTACGACTAGTTTTACAACATCTGGAGAATCAGTAGGCAGTAATTATACCAGTGGAGGCTCTGCTTTAGAAAACTTAGGAGTTACTACTGGAACTTCATCTGGTTTTGTTGATTTTAGTGATTTAACATTTAGCAATGTCACTGTTAATGCGGCTGGTTGTTTAATATATAACAGCACTCCCTCCACAACTGACAACACAGGAGCGACTTTAACTAATCCTTCTGTTTGTGTGCTAGATTTTGGAGGCAACAAACAAGCTACAGCAGGCGATTTTACAATCATATTTCCAGCAAATACAAGTGCGGCGGCTATTATTAGGATAGCTTAATGGCTTCAGTATCTGCTAATGTAAAAAGAAACCTCGAAGGCTGGGGCAGAAGTTCTTGGAGTTCAGGGGCTTGGAATAGAGCAATTACAGGTACGTTAGATGTAAGTGGCTCTGTAGGTTCTATTGAAGTATTTACACCAGATGCAGTAGTTGATGTAACAGGTTTATCTACAACAGGAACAGTTGGTAATGTCAATGTTCCACAGGCAACTATTAATGCAGTCGGCTTAGAAGCAAACGCAAACTTAGGCTCCATAGAAGTATTTTTACCGGATGTAACTGTATTTGCAACAGGAGTTGGTTCGACTGGAAGTATAGGCACAACAACAATGTGGGGACTTGTAGACACAAGTCAAACCCCAAATTGGGAAGAAATTAAAGAAGCGGCATAGGAGATAAAATGGCTTCATCATATTCTACAGACTTAAAAATTCAACTCATGGCTACTGGAGAGAACTCCGGCACATGGGGAACAATTACAAATACAAATTTAGGGACTACTTTAGAAGAGGCTATCTGTAGGTCAGTCGATGTTGCTTTTTCTGGAGGTGATGTTACATTAACAGCATCAAATTCAAACGGAACCCAGTCTTTTCGTAACTTACGTTTAAACTTAACTGGTACAGGTTCTGCTGGAATATCTTTAATAGTTCCTGATATTGAAAAGAACTACATAATTAACAACGGGCTTTCCACAGATGTAGATGTAAAAAATTCTAGCGGTGGAAATGTAACTGTTAAAGCTGGTAAAACAAATCTTGTATACAGCACAGGCTCAGGTGTAGTAGATGTAGTAAATAGTTTATCCACATTAGTTGTTGAGGGAGCTACTACATTTAGCGGTGGAGTTTCAGCGGCTTCTGTTGTGAACATTGGAGGAGCGATAAGTGGAGCTTCTACATTAAAAGTAGATGGGACAGCCACATTTACATCTAAAGTAGATATGCAAGGACAGGTAGACGTAGGAAACGCAACTGCCGACGTAGCCACAATAAATTCTCAAGTAGAGTTTAATAATAATTTAAGAGAGCAGACATTGGTAAGCACAGCGTCTGCAAGTGGCACGATAGCTTTGAGTTTATTAGACACATCAATATTATTTAATACTTCCTCAGCCGCCGCAAACTTTCAGTTAAATATTCGAGGAAATGATTCAACTGCGGTAGCTGATATTTTAGCTACGGGAGAAACAACGACTTGTGCGTTTATGAACACAAACGGAGCTTCTGCATACTATGCTACAAGTATTCAAATAGACGGCACAACAGCTTCTCCGATATATTGGCAAGGAGGTAGTAAACCAGATTCAGGTAATACAAGTGCGATAGATAGTTACTTGATAAGTATTACAAGAACTGCTGGAACTGCAACATACACAACAATCGCTTCATTAACTCAGTTTGGATTGGATAATTATTAATGCCTATCATCAGCATATTAGGAGGAATATCATCTAGAGCAATGGGTCGAAGTGGCGGCGGAGGACCAGCCATATTTACCATAGGAGCCACTACTTACAATTTAGGTAGTGGAGATGTTTATAATTTTGCTGATGACACACTAAGAACAGCCACAATGCAAAATACAGGTTCTATGCTTGTAAAAATGTGGGGCGGAGGTGGCGGCGGAGGCTCTCTTTATGGAGGAGCAGGAGGGTTTTCATCAGGGATGATAACTTTTGTATCAGGAACTGTGTTTACAATTCGTTCTGGTGGAGGTGGGCAAACAGGAAATAATGGTGGAGGCGCTCCCGGTGGAGGGAGCACTATTCCTTCTGCTTTAAGAGGTGCTGGAGGTGGTTATTCAGGTATATTTATTTCAAGCGTAGCTTTTGCAAATGCAGTTATGTTAGCTGGCGGTGGCGGAGGTTCAGGTAATCCATCTACAGGAAATCTTTATTATGGAGGTTCTGGAGGAGGTGAAAGTGGCCGTGCGGCGGCAGGAGGAACTGATGGTGGAGGCCAAACTCAAGGAGGCACTGGCGGCACTGGAGGAGTTGACGGTTCTCAGTTACAAGGAGGGTCAGGAGCTTTAACCGGTGGTGGAGGTGGGTATTACGGAGGTGGCGGAGGTGGAGACCGAGGCTCTTTTGCTCCGG